GAAGGTTTGCACGACGTTCAGGGGAATACCGATCAAGACCTGTGACGCCATCCTCAACAACGAAGCGAGGGTCGTCTAGTAGCTGGTATGGTTGGATAAACGGTTTATCTAACCACACCTAACACTTGACCCAAATGGAGACGAAAGATGATCTTGGACGGACTTCTGCTGTTCGACAACAACAGCGCGATTACGGCATCTGGCGTTAGCGCCAACGTGCTCGACCTTCTGAACGCGAGAGACATGGGACCCGGCTACCCGCTGGAAGTCCTCGTGCAACCGACGGAGAACTTCACTGCGACTGGTGCTGGTACGCTTCAGGTGCAGTTTCAGGGTTCAGCCGATAACTCGACTTTCACGACCTACGCTGAGTCGGCCGTGTTGACACTTGCACAACTTCAGGCGGGTAAGAACCCGTTCCAGATTGATGTGCCAAGCCCGAACCCGAACGATCCACTCCCCCGTTATCTTCGGCTCAACTACCTCGTTGGTACTGGCCCGATGACCGCTGGGAAGCTCACCGCTGGTATCATCCTCGATCGCCAGCAGAACATTGCGTACCGGCCTGGTATCGTGGTCACTAACTAAGGGCTGAGCACCAGCCAGAAAGGACGAACGCAGATGCCTAAGTATCGGCTTCTTGCGAAGCACTACATGAACGATCGCCTTCTCGATGAGGGGACGATTGTTGGTGACGAAACTTCGTTTCCGATCCCTGAAGGTGGGGTCACTCCAGAGATGGAGGGGCTCGATGATGAAGGGAAGGCGGCGGTGAAGAAGGTGGTGGAGAACTTGACGAAGCCACTGAACACCGCCTCACCGCTTGGTCTGCTGTTCCTCGAGCCTGAGGTGCAGACGGCATTGCTCGCGATGGCGAAAGCCCAGGCAGGGACGAAAGTAGAGCCAACACCAGCGAGGAAGTAACATGCCTCTGAAGAGTGGCACGTCACAGCGGGTTATGCCGAAGACAACGGGTAAAGCAGCGCAAGCTGAAATGGCTCGGATGGAAGCTTCGGCTAAACCTAAAGGGAAGAAGAAGAAAAAGGGCAAGCGCCCTCCGCCAGCAAACGCTATGTATGGTGGCGGCTTCTAAGTAAAGTGGGGGAGGCGTTCTCCCCCACAACTTCCATGAGGTGATAGATGGCGGACGTTACATCACTTTGTAATCAAGCGCTTGCAGTGGTCGGCACCCGTTCGAGCATCTCCACAATCTCTGAGGAGAGTAACGAAGCACGAGCGTGCTTACTTAGCTTCGAGCCAACACGGAAGCAGTTGCTTCGTGCAGCGCATTGGGGCTTTGCTCGCGCCTATGCAAGGTTCCCTCTTATTCGAGCGCGCTTTGGAACGCCTGAGGCTGATCCGGCGCTTGGCTCACCAGTGAATGGATGGAACTCAACTTATGAACCACCCCCTCCTTGGCTTTATGCTTACGGCATTCCAGCAGACGTTTTGCTCGTCCGTTACGTCTTACCAAATCTGGCTAATAGTCAGCCAGCTGTCCCATTTACTGGAGCAGACCCAAAGCTATTCGCCGACACGTCCTCACAAGGGCCGATGCCAAAGTTCGAGATCGCATCAAGCACAATTCCGTTGAACCCTGCTCCAAAGAATGTAGTGCTCACAAACGTATCACAAGCTGTTATGTGTTACACGAAGGACATCACTGACACAGCGCTTTTTGACGAGTCGTTCAGTCGAGCCTTTGTTCAAGCCCTCGCCGCAATGACAGTCACCTCGTTGACGGGCGATCTGAAGATGTTAGACGCGCTGACGAAGCTTGCGAACACGCATATCTTGGATGCGAGAGTGAAGAACGCGAATGAAGGCTTGAATGTGATGGATCATGTACCTGATTGGTTGGCGGTGAGAGGAGTTGGCCCGTCGATGGGAACTGGTCCCTGGATACCTGAGTACGGTCCACTCTTTGGAGGCTCTATCTAATGGCAGCTCCTGTCATCCAGTCGTCATTTTCGGCGGGTGAACTTTCTCCGCTTATGTTTGGTCGAGTCGATCTTAACAAGTATAAGATCGGCGCAGCTAAGATGCACAACTTCCTCGTTGATTTTAGAGGGGGTGCAAGTAAGCGGGCGGGGACAAGGTTTGTTGGAAAGGCACCTTACTGGAATTTAGACGTTATCTTCGTCCCTTTTATCTTCAACAATGACCAGACGTATTTACTTGAGATAGGTCATGGTTACATCCGCTTTATAACACGAGGCGGCTATGTTGTTGATGGAGCTAATAATATTTACCAGATCACTGGTTACTGGAACTGGTATGATCTGCCAAAATTGAAGTGGACCCAAAGCGGTGATACGCTGACTCTTGTGCATCCAAACTATCAGATAATTGAGATAATCCGTTATGGTCACACTGACTGGCGTGGTCAAGGCTTTTCGATCGGTTCTACAGTTGGTGTGTCGGGCGGCTGCGGACTTTCGGCAACGGCGACAGGGTATATTGATCCGGCTGCGGCCGCTTATGTTAACTATGGATATGCAATAACAGCTGTTGGAAAGGATGGTACTGAAGGGTTGTTAAGTGGAATTGCCCGAATGGACAATACGCTTGATATGTCGGCACACAGAGTAACGATAAATGTCACTTGGGGAACGGTTCCTGGCGCTGATTATTACAATGTCTACAAAGCGACTTCAGGTGCTAATGCACAGATAACTAATGGAATGAGGATGGGTTTTGTTGGGAGCACTCGAGCCCAAGTCTTTACTGATACGAACATTTTACCTAACTTTACAAGGTCACCTCCATTACACAAAGACCCTTTTACACCACTTCAGATCGTTGAAGTCACTGTGACGGCGAATGGCTCCGGCTACGACAACTTTACACAGTGCTGGATAACCGATGCGACAGGTGGTGGTGCTGTTATCACTCCGATGATTACCTACGGCGCTGTTATGGGCGTCAACATTGAAGCTGGAGGTGGTTATTATAGCTCACCTACCGTTAACTTTGCTGACTATGGAGTTGGACAAGGAGCCGCTGCGACAGCAGTCACAGGAAAACAGACAGGGACTTATCCAGGGGCTGTTGCCTACTTCCAGCAACGTCTTTTGTTTGCAGCATCAACAAACGAACCCTCGACTGTGTGGGGGTCGAAGCCAGGTGCTTATCACAACTTTGACATCAGCACACCAATCAATGATGGTGACTCGTTTGAGTTCACTCTTGCCTCACAGCAGATGAATGCCATCAAGTACATGATCCCAATGCCTGGTGGCTTGGTGATGCTTACTGCTGGTGGCGCGTGGCAACTCAGTGGCACACAACAGTTCGCTCCAGTCACTCCGACACAAGTAATGGCGACACCTCAGGCCTTCAACGGTTGTGCTGACCTCCCACCAATAGTTATTGGCTATGAGATCTTGTTCATCCAAGTGAACGGTTCCATTGTCAGAAACCTCAGCTACAACTTCTTCGCGAACATCTACACAGGCGCGGACGTTACTGTGCTCTCAAGCCACTTGTTCTCGAACCACACGATCAAGAGCTGGTGTTATGCAGAAGAACCAGATAAAGTTATTTGGGTTGTAAGGGATGATGGAGTGTTGCTGAGCCTCACCTTTCTGAAGGATCAGGAGGTGGCTGGTTGGGCTGTGCATAGCACCCAAGGATCGTACAGGGCTGTCGGCTGTGTTAGGGAGGGGATAAGAGATGTCGTGTATGCTGCGGTTGAGCGGGTGCTGCCGACTGGCGAACGGATGCTGACTATTGAGCAGTTCCAACCACGCTTTCAACGGGCGATTGAAGACTCTTGGTTTCTCGATTGTGCCTTGTCACTCCCGATGTATCTTGGAGGTGATTCGTTAGATAGCTTATCACTCTCAGACAAGAATAACGTCTATCTATACACTTCTGGTGGAGCGATCTTTAACCAAAATTGGATTGGCTATGAGATTCGTGCTGGTGGAGGCAAGTTCAAAGTCCACACTGTTTATAATGCTTCTTCAATAATGACAACGATGCTTGTCCCACCAACAGACACTTTTGTCGTTGAGGAGTCTGGCGATCGACATATGGCTAAGCAAGCGGCCGGGACTTGGAAAGCCTCGTATCCTGTAAGCTCAGTCAGCGGTCTTGGTCATCTCGAGGGAATGACAGTTACTGTCGTTGTTGATGGGAAACTACAGACGGATAAGAAAGTTGTTGCTGGGAAGGTGACGCTGGATGCACCGGGATCGAGTGTGATTATTGGGCTTGGCTATCAGGCCGATCTTCAGACGCTTCGACTTGAGTCACAGCCAACAATTCAGGGAAGACGAAAGAAGATACCGGCGCTGACGATTCGTGTAGCGGATACAAGAGGACTGTTCGCTGGGATGACCTTCAATACACTGACGGAGGTGAAAGACTTGCCGCCATCAGTACTCTCAGGCGTGACACCTTCACTTTTTTCAGGCGATCTTCGGATCGTGATGGACCCTCTGTGGGAGGCCGATGGACAGATCTGTGTTCGATCAAAAGCTGGATTGCCCGCGAATATAGTTGCTGTTATTCCTGAGGCGACACTTGGGGATGACTGATGACCGTTTATGAGAGACGAAAAGCGACGCCTGAGGACATTGAGCTGATTCTCAAGAACCTTCGCAAGTTCTCACGGAATGAGCTTATGATTGTTGCTGATATGGAGGGGCAAGGACTCAAGCAGGCGGTTGAGGGTTCGAGAGATGTTTGGTGTGGTTTTGCTGATGGGCACTTGGGTGTGATGTATGGAGTGCGGATGGTCAGCATTGTCAGCAATCACGCTTACATTTGGATGCTGACGACGGAGCTAGTTGAGAAGCATTGGGTCACCTTCGTCCGGGTAAGTGCTTTATTTCTGGAGGAACTTCTTGGACAGTACGATCGACTAAGCGTTATTGCACCGCTTCGGAGTGATATAAGCCAAAGATGGCTTCAGTACATTGGATTCAAGCAGACTGGTGTGACGAGGATGTATGGGATAAAGTTTAAGACTTATGAGTTAACTAAAGAGGCGCTTTCGAACGAAAAGCTTACTTGGTTGAGAGGAGATGAGGGATGGCAGCCGCTATTGGCATCATAGGCGGAGTTGTTAGCGCCATCGGCGCTATGAAACAAGGCCAAGCACAAGCGGACGCTGCGAACTATCAAGCGCAGGTCGCGCGGAACAACGAGATTATTGCACTGCAACAGGCGAACCTGTCGAGGCAAGACGGAGCGACCAAGGCGCAGCAACAGGACTTGAAGGCGGCGCAGACGCTTGGAACGCAAAAGGCGGTTTTGGGGGCTTCTGGAGTTGATCTTGAAAGTGGGTCATCGAGGGAAGTGATAGCGAGTCAAAATGAACTGGCGCGCTTGGATGCTCTTACTGTACAATCGAACGCTGAAAGAAAGGCGTGGGGCTTTGATGTTGAAGCAACGAACCAAAAAGCCCAATCAGGGCTCTATAAAATGCAGGCTCAACACGCGAAAGAAGCGGGGATGCTGAACGCCTTTTCTTCGTTGCTTGGCGGCTTCGGAAAGGTTGCTGGGAAGTGGGGTAGTGACTCGGGTGGTGGGAGCTTGTTCTCCTAGGAGGTTTAAGTGCCAAGAGCATCTTTATTGAATGTGCCTTACACTGGGACGCCGACTGTTGAGTCGAACGCGCCTCCAACTGCATGGCAAAATATTAAGGTAAGTGATGAACAGTTTGGCTCCCAAGTCGGAGCTGCGCTTAAGAACTTTGGTGGGACGCTTGAGCAGCTTGGTCAGACCTTCGGGGCGATCGAGGAGAAGAATAAACACGAGCTAGAACAGACGAAGGCTCGCGAGATCGACACTAATATGTATAAGGAGTTCACGAAGCTCGATACTGAGTATCGGCTGAAGGGTGGGGAAGATGCTGTTAATGGCTGGGATGATAACGAGAAAAGAAGAGAGGAGATTAAGGCAAATGCACTGAAGGCCGCTGGCGGGAATAAGCGCATTGAGCGGATGGTTGGCGCGAGCGCTGAAAGTCATATCCGCAGCTCATTCGGCGCTTCGTGGAAGCATAAGGAAGGGGAGATTCTTAAGTATGGGGATAAGGTGAGTGATGCTCGGATAGATGCGGCCTCGAGTAAGGCGGCGACCTCGATGAACCCTGACGATTTGACTAATGCTTTCGCGGTCATTGATGGAGAGTCAGCGGAAAAAGCGAGGCGAGGTGGATGGTCTCCTGAACAGACTGAAGTCTTTGCGAATGACCGGCGAGCACAGACAGCTTCGGCCTTCATTGGGAACGTAGCAAAGCATTATCCAGATACAGCACAGAAGTATTTTGACCAAAATCAAGAGGTGCTGAAGCTTCATCCAGGCGCTTTCAAGGCAGCGGAAGACGCGATCTCGAAGGGCTTTGCGGGAAAAGATACGGCTGCCAAAGGTTCTGACTTAATCAATGGTACAAAGCCTAAGCTGGAGGAGCGGAGGCCAATTCCTCCAAGGCCGCCTGATCCGACTGGACCGCTTAAGCTTCGTGTCCCGCTTCCAGCGACGGGGCCGAAGACAGAAGCTCCGAAAGAAGAGAAGAAGGTCGCGGCAGCTGATCTTGAGGAGCCACTTAAGAAACCGACTGGCTTGGCTGAAAAGGGAAACATTGATATTGATAAGCGGAAAGTGCTGAAGAACGCTGATGGCTCGTTCAGCACTGAAAAATCGTTCTCGACTAACATCGACGGAAAGGAAGTGCTGCTCCCGACGATTATCAATGGGAAAGAGGTTTCACAAGAAGAGGCCGTTAAGCACTATAAAAAGACTGGAGAACATCTAGGCAAATTCAATACACCTGAAGATGCCGACGCTTACGCAGAGGCGCTTCATAAGCGTCAAGAACAGAAGTATGGGCCTGGAGCAGAGACAAAGCCGGAGACGAAGCCTGAGACAAAGCCAGGTGCGAAGCCGCCTGCAACAGCACCTGATCGACATAAAGTTACGGAACGTGAGTATCCGCCTGAAGAGACGGAGATAAGCGCGGCAAGGCGAACGTATGCTGTTGGACCAACAGGGACTCCAAACCACGCGATCCCTGGATATACAGCAGGTAGTGCTGAAGTTGAGCACTATGTTGTAAATGCTGCGAGGGCAAGAGGAATTGATCCTGGGACTGCGTTGCGCGTTTATCACAGCGAGGGTTCGGCCGGTTATAAGTCTTCGATCCCTGGTGAGAACTCTTGGGGACCGTTTCAGCTGTATACCGGAGGTGGATTAGGAAACGAGTTCCAAAAAGAGACTGGACTTGATCCGAGTGATCCAAAGAACTGGCAAGCGACAGTTGATTATGCACTGAATAAAGTGATTGAGCTTGGCTGGAAGCCTTGGAATGGGGCGAAAGCAGTTGGGATTACTGGTTATCAAGGTGTGGCGAACGATGCGAGGCCTGTTAAAGTTGGAGAGGACATTCATCACGAAAATCCTGTTGATTTTGAAGAAGAGGACAACAAACCAACTCCACTTAAGGAACGGTCGATCATTGCTTATTCGAAGGCACAGCAAACAGGTGACTTGACTGTAAAGCCTAAGGCGGGGTCGAGGCTCATTCTTGCACAAAAAGGGCATACTAGAGATAAAGATCTTCATCCACAGTTGAATAGTGCGATTGAAGATGCTGCTGCGGCGGCAGGAGTGTTCATTCGAGTGACGTCTGGAGGCCAAACGAGTGATCGAAATCCAAGCAGGAAGGATCAACCTGGAGGTTGGACTGGTTCACACAGACATGATGACGGTCGAGCAGCTGATATTGATATACTTGATGAGAATGGGCGGAATATAACTGATCGAAATGATCCGCGGCGGCTGGCGTTTTTGAAAGAGGCAGCGAAGAGAGGAGCTGGAGGGACAGGCACTGGTTATATGAGTGATAATTTGAAGGTTCATGTGGGGATCACTGGAGCTTCGGGGGAGATTGGACAAGGACTTGGTGTTTATTCGAGACAGTCAACAGCAAAAGAGTTGGCGGCAGTTGAGGAAGGACTTAAAGAGGCTGGAATAACGCCTGGAATTGCTCGTGGCGGCGGAAGTGATCGGATAGACGGGTCTGGACCTGTCCGTTTGGCCGCTTATCACGGCGGAGCGACGATGAGTGACGCTCCACCA